GAAACATTACTTTTAGCATCTGATCCTACATCAGACAATACATTATTATTGCCGGATAGTTCAGGCACAATTGCAACAGTATCTCGTATTACACAGATTGTTGATAGTGCTTATGTGTCATTCATTACAGGAACAGCATTTGATTCAGCATCAACTATTACATTAATAAGAAATAATTCAGTTGACTCTGTACATGCATTATTACTAATTGACAGTGCTTATATTCAGTTTAGACAATTAACATCTACATTTGATTCAAATGAAGTAACAGATATTGTAGATAGTAGTTACGTAAAAGCATTTGCTGATAGTGCATATGTTAAAGGATTTATTGATTCAAGTCATGTGCATTCAGTAGTCAATATTCTTGATTCTGCTGCAGTATTATCAATTGCAGATTCATCACAACTCGATTCATCTGACATTATTCAAATGATTGACTCATCTTATACTCAAACAAGAGTGGATGTAGTTAATCTAAGGAACTATACAGTAGCTTCGGCTCCTAATACTCCACCTCATGGTACTTTGATATTCTGCACCAACGGAAACTCCGGTGCACAATGCTTAGCTGTTTATGATAGTAATGGTGATAGTGCCGCCGGCCCAGGATATTTTAGACGTATTGCACTTGGTGCAGAGATTAGTACATAAGGATTAGAAAATGCCAGCAGTTGTAACAGATGCCCTTAAACGACAAATTGCCTCAGACTTTTTTGAGCAATTTAGTAGTGATTCAAAAAAGTATTATATTGGTATAGGTAGATCCGAGCAATGGGATTCTTCAGATACCGTACCAACTCCAGTTAATACTCCTACAGAAATAAGTGGTTTTAGAGATGGAATGCAATCAGTTAAGAAAGTAACTGGTACTTCATTAGTTGTTCCTCGTAATAACTGGTCTTCTGGCGCCATTTATTCTCAATATGATGATCAACAGGGTGGTTATCCAACTAATCCATATTATATTATGACAGATAATAATCAAGTTTATGTTTGTCTTGAAACCGGTCGTAATATTCTTGGTGTTGCTCAACCATCAACTATTGAGCCAACTGGATCAAATAATGATTCATTTAGAACTGCTGATGGTTATGTTTGGAAGTTTATCTTTACTGTATCTGCAGAACGTGGCAATGACTTTATGTCTTCTAACTTTATGCCAGTTCAACTTCAAGGTGCGACTGATTCCAACTCCACCGATATTCAGTTAAAGCAAAAAGAAATTCAAGATAATGCTGTTGCAGGTCAAGTTTTATCATGCATTATTACAAATGGAGGAGCTAGTTATACTTCTAATCCTACAGTAACTATAACAGGTACCGGTTCAGGTGCGCTTGTAGATGCAGCGATTGACTCATCAACTGGACAACTCGTAAGACTTCGCATGCGAGATTCTGGTGCTTCAGCACAGGTCTTAGGATCGGGTTATACAAGTGCTAATGTAGTAATTACTGGAGGTGGATCGCCTACATTAAATGCATCTGCTCGAGCAGTGCTTGGTCCGGACTCTGGTATTGGCAGAGATTCAAGAGAAGATCTTAAGTCAACTTCAATTATGTTCCATGCTCCATTGCTTGGAACTGATAGTGATTTTATTACTGATCAAGATTTTAGACAAGTTGGATTAGTAAGAGATCCTCTTACGCCAGCCGGTGTAGTATTTAATGATACAACTGGCAATGCTCTTTACAATATGTCGCTTTCTTCTATCGTTACATCTTTTACTAAAGATAAAACAATTGAAGGTCAAACATCTACAGCAAGAGCTTATATAGATAATATTGATTCAAATAGATTATATTATCATCAAACAACTGCAACTGGATTTGGTACATTTGTATCAGGTGAAACAGTAGAAGAAGTTGATGGTGCAGGTGAAGGAGTGATTGATTCAGGTGCTGCTTTACCAGAAGTTGATCCAGAAAGTGGAGCAATTCTGTTTATCGATAATCGTTCTCCGGTAGTTCGAACTGCTGCTCAAAACGAAGACATTAAAGTTATTATCCAATTCTAAAGGTATAAAAAATGGCAATCACCCTCAGTAATACTATATTCCCATCTAAATATAAAGATGACTTTGCCGATAGTGATGGGTATTATCGCATGCTATTTAATAGCGGTAGATCGTTGCAAGCCCGTGAACTTACACAGATGCAAACAATTTTGCAAAAGCAAATTGAAAGACTAGGTTCTCATACATTTAAAGAAGGCTCAGTAGTAAAGCCAGCAGAACAAATATTAAATAACGCTTATGAGTTTGTAAAACTAGATCCTACATCAAATGCACTGGGTACTACTGGAATAGTGGGTACAACATTTACTGGCCAAACATCTGGAGTTACAGCTCGAGCAATTGAGGGTGTTCAAGCAACTGGCTCTGATCCGGATACTATTTACTTTGCATATACAAATGCCCCGTCTTCGCAATCTGGTACAACTACAGTAAGGTTTACTCCTGGTGAAGTAATAACAAATGGATCTGCTGTTCTTACAATACAAATTACAAATACAGTTGCAAATCCTGCAGTTGGTCGTGGAACTCGATTATCGCTTGGATCCGGTATTTACTATGTTCAAGGTTATTTTGTATTTACCGAAGCACAGTCTACAATTGTTTCAAAGTATACTGATACTCCTACAGAAACTATTGGTTTTACTATTAATGAAAAAATTATTGATGTAGATGATGATGACGGACTATACGATAATCAAGGCGCTACTCCAAACGTTTCTGCGCCTGGAGCAGATCGTTATCAAATTAAACTTTCATTAACAACTGAAACAGCAGCAGATGCTACTCTTAATTTTATGCCAATCTTGAATATTCAAGATGGTGTTGTATATCGAAGCACAGATGAAAATAATACGTATAATATTATTGGTGATGTAGTTGCTACAAGAATTAAAGAAAACTCTGGTAACTATCTAGTTAAAAGATTTAAAGTCGATATCAGCGAAGATTCTGATAAAGATCATCTTCTTTTAAATGTAAGTGATGGTATCGCAGTTATTGATGGTTATCGCGCGGCTAAATATGCACCTACTGTAATTCGAATGGATAAGCCTGCAACAATCGATGAAATACAAAATGAAGTAACAGTTGCTAATTATGGTAATTATGTTTTAGTTGACGCTACTATGGGTACAAATAATACAAAAGGTTTGCCCGGAATCAATACATTTGAAAAGTTTAACTTAAGAAATGCTGGTGGACACGCTGGATCTACAATTGGTACTTGTAGAATAAGAGCTGTATCAGAAGATACAGGAACTTTTATGAGATATTATTTATTTGATATTCAAATGTTGCCGGGGCAAAATTTTAGAAACACCGTGTCAATTGGCACTTCGGTTAATGATTATATTAATTTACATAGACCACTAGGTAAAGCAATATTGAATGATGTTTTCCAAAATAATGCTCTTTTTCAATTGCCAGAATTAAGACCACAATCTGTTGATGATATATCTCTTACAGCTCAACGCAGATTTTCAGTTACAACTGATGGAACTGGAAATGCATCACTTTCGCTATCAGCTACTGGTGAAACATTTGCAAATGTAGGCGATTGGTTTTTTGCTAAAGCAGATAGCGATGTCTTTACAGGAACTGTAAGTAATACTGGTGCAGGAGCAGCTGCAGCAAACTTAGGTGGATTACCTGCAAGTTCTACAATTGAAGTTCTTGGATATGTTAAAAAAGGAAAAGCTTCAGTAAGAAACAAAACACTGAATGAAACAACTGTTACAGCTTCAGTGGTAAATGGCGAACTACTTCTTGGTAAAGCAGATATTTTTGAAGTAACTCGTATTCGCGAAAACGATTCTGATGGTAGAGATTTTACTAATAAATTTATACTAGATAATGGCCAAAGAGATAATCATTACCGGAACGGTAGATTAAATCTAAATCAAGGTGTTGCAACACCAAGTAGTCCTGTATTTGTAAGATTTAAATATTTTACTCACGGAGTAAACGGTGACTTTTTTGCAGTTAATTCATACATTGGTCAAGTAGATTACGATAAGATTTCGAGTCATACTCTATTAACTGGAGAAACTATAAACTTAAGAAGAGCTCTTGATTTTAGATCTGTAATGGATGCTGATAGCGACTTTGTTAATTCTGGTACCGGTGCACGAATTAATGAGCTTCCTCAAGTAAATGATACAATTCAAACCGATACAAACTATTATTTACATAGAGGTTCAATACTTACAATTAATACAGAAGGAAACTTAGTATTAATTGATGGCCAAGATGCTTTTTCACCTAAGCTTCCACCACTGCCAATTAATTCATTACCTTTGTATAACATTTTCTTAGGTGGCAACACTCTTAACGATTCAGATAATATAATTCAAAAGATCGATCATCGTAGATATACTATGAAAGATATCGCCGAACTTGAAAAACGCGTTGATAAAATTGAAGAACAAACTGCATTGAATCTTTTAGAAATTGATACTAAAAACTTTAAGGTATTAGATTCTGCTGGCTTAGATAGAACAAAGTCTGGTTTCTTTGTTGATAACTTTTCAACACAATCATTTTCAGCATTTAATTCAACAGATTACAGGGCATCAATTGATCCTTTATTAAATCAACTACATCCAGCTTTTACTGAAGACAATGTTCGGATGATATACGATTCAGCAGCTTCGTCTGGTGTTATTCGCAAAGGCGATAACATTTATATGACACATAGTTCTGTACCTTATATTAGTCAAACTAAAGCTTCAAGGGGAGTAAAACTAAATCCATTTGAAGCAGTCATCTATCATGGTGATATTGATCTTTCTCCATCATCTGATGAGTGGAGAGAAACACAAATTAGAACTAAAAAAATTATGAATGGTGGAAGTAAACTTAATACTACGCAGGCATATTTATGGAATAACTGGCAATGGAACTGGGGTGGA